CGTGCAGTAGCTGGACCTTCTGGGGTGACTGGTGGTGGGACACCAGTGGCGAGCGGCGGCCCACAGCCTATGTCGAGAACACTACCCCCGAGCTGTCCGCCGACCCCACCAACACCACGGAGACGACTGATGACTGACTGGAGAGCACTGTGTACTGAGCTGACCAATGAGCTGCATGGCTACAAAACAGCCAGCCCGATGCACGATCGCTCCCTGCTCTACCGCGCCCGCGCCGCCCTGGCTGAGCCGCAGGGGGAGGGGCCTATGCCGCAGTCAACCCTTTTGCCCTGCCCATTCTGTGGAAGCCGGGCCAATCTGGAAGATCACAGACTGCTGTGGTTTGTTCGCTGCTCCAGTTGCAGCGCCTGTGTTTTTGGTGATCGCGCCCCAGAACCAGAGGAGGAGCTGCCTGATAGTTACTGGCAACCGTTTCGGCAGTCGGCCATAAACGCTTGGAATCGTCGCCCCGCCCTAATCACCATCACCACCATCACCACGGAGACGACCAATGAGCACTGACTGGAAAGCTCTATGCGCTGAGCTACTGGAAGCATGGGATGAGCTGCCGTGGCAGTACGACTGGAAGGGCGATCTGGTGTCGCTCAGCGAAGCCGTAGAGATTGACTTTGGCGTAGCGGACCGCGCCCGCGCTGCCCTGGCTGCAGGCGATGGACCGGCTGTGCCCGAGGGCAGGGAACCGGCCTCCGTCGCTGGGGAGCCTAGCGATGATGACATCATGGGGCTGATGCCCCAACAGATGCACGATGACCTGGCCGCTGCGGCACGTGCCCTGGGGTTTCAGGCCGGCACTGTCAGCCGTCGCGCCATGGGCGCGATGCGCACCATCCTCAACCGCCATGCCGTAGATCTCGCCCTCGCCGCCCTCGCCCGATGGGACCGCCCCGCCCCGGCGCCACGGAGACGACTGATGACTGACTGGAGAGCGCTGTGCGCTGAGCTGCTGGCTGACTACGAGCAGCACCTGTACCGCTCCGTTCTGGCGGACAAGGCCCGCGCCGCCCTGGCCGAGCCGCAGGGGGAGGGGGTGACGGATGACGAATGGGATGCGCTTGTTGAGCGTTCATGGGACAAATATCAAACCGTTGGCTATCAAGGCGAACGGTTTATGTACGACAGCGATTTTGGCAATGCGCTGGATTACGTCCGCAAGGAACTCGCCCGCTACGGCCACCAGCCCGCGCTACCGGCCGCCACTTCTAGTGGAGAAAAAAATGAAGACTGAACACAGCTGCATCAAGAAGAAAATTCCTCCCTTGGAGCTGCTGCAGGATTGCCTTGAGCTTGATCCAGCCGTTCCAAGTGGACTTCGCTGGAAAAAGTCAAACCGTAACAAGCCAAATTCCAATGTAGGCCGACCGGCTGGATGGAGAAATTTTCAGGGGTACTACAGGATTGAGCTTTTCGGAGTTCAGTATTCTTGTCACCAGCTGGTTCTCGTGATGAACGGAATCATGCTACCGCCAGGATGTAGCGAGGTGGATCACATAGATAGGAATCCAAGCAATAATTTAATAGGAAATCTAAGATGGGCCAGCCGCTCAACAAACATGAAAAATAGATCAACTAGGGGATCCATGCCTTGGCGCTTTATTTCGCCTGCACCTCCATCTGGAAGAAAGACCAGGGCACAATATAAGCATCCACGAACCGGAAAAAAGATTCACGTCGGTACATTTGAAGATCCGTATGAGGCTCACTTGAACGCCATTATTCATCGTCTTGAAAATCACTGGATTGACTAATGAAAGAACCGATCGAGGCAGCAACACAGCGAGGGGTGGGGGAAGCCGCGCTCGTTCGCCGCATGTGCGAAATCATCCTGGGCAACACGTTCGGCAACGAAGAGCTGGACTCCCTGGCGCTGCTTGTTGGGCATCATCCTGATGTACTAAATGCGTCCACGGTGCCCGTCTCCGCTCCCCCGCCGGTTGCTGAAGGGGAGGTGGGGGAGTTGGTGGACAAGTTGCGCGTGTACTCCAGCGAGTGCTCGCCGCTCTGGGCTGGCCTGCTTAGGCGCGCCGCTGACATCCTCACCCGCCTGGCGCTGCAGCCGGTATCGGTGAGCGAGCGGCCCTGGGAGCGCGAGGGGTGGTGCGATGGCGATGGCCGGTGCTGGTGCATGTCGACGCTTGACGGTCCACCACTCCGCTGGTGGCTGGTTCGCCCTGAGCCGCTGTCCGATGGCTTTGTGCTCCCCGCCCACGCCCTGCCCCTGCCTGCGGGGGGGGGTCCCAGCCATGAGCGACACCAACCGCCCGCCGCTGTGGGAGGTGATTGAAAGCTGCGACGCATACATGGTCATTCACGGCCTTTTGCGGCGCAAGTTGATTGCCATGCTGATCCGCGCCCTGCGTGACTGGCTGGTGCCGGAGGAAACTCCGATAACCGACAATCTTCCACGAGGATGCTATTCAACTTCGTCCATTAAGCAAGATGAACGCCAACGCCTCCGCGCCCTGCTCGCCGCTGAGGCAGAGCGGGCAGAGCGGGGCGACCAATCCACAAGTGAGAACGTTTACCCCAACGGTGAAACATGAACAACGTGCGAACATTCCCGTCTGGTTGGACAACAAAAATAGATACGCCATGCCCTCTGTTGGCACCTTGCTCAGATTGCAAGCAACTCTTGCCAGTTGTTGACTTTTATCCAGCGAAAAACAAAAGAAAGACCATTCTAGGAACGTCAATAGTTTCCATGTGCCCGAAGTGTGCAATTGAGCGGTATAAGAGAATTGATCCGCGACTGAAACTCTTGTACGCAGCAAGGCAACGAGCCAACAAGTTTGGCCTTGAGTTCACGCTAACGGTTGATGACATTGTGATTCCTGAAGTTTGCCCCATTCGTGGCATCAAAATTACCGATGGAACTGGCACCGGCCCCCGCAATAGTAGCCTTAATTCAAGCTCTGCTAGTCTGGACAGGATTAACAATCAGCGTGGATATACCCCCGATAATGTCAGAGTTATCAGTAGGCGAGCCAATCTTGTCAAAAGCAATGCAAGTCCAGCAGAGTTGATTCGCATCATTGTCTACATGATTGAAAATGAGCACGCTCTTGAGAAAGAAGACATAGCCCTCTTGAAGGGCTTAAGGGATTTGCTCAACTCTCACCAATTCGGTATTGAAAGTGACCAACCAAATGGCTGAACTACCCCTCTATCCCGACGAATACAAGAAACTTGTCGAATCAATCTATGAGGACCTCAACCGCCAAGACAGAATTAGAGAAGAAACTGGGTATCCCTGTATCACGCTTCCACGCGGGTTTCAGGCTGCCGCTGTCTCCATCTTTGCCGACAGGAACGGACTCCATGAATTGCCGATGGGACGTTTTGAACTAATTGCACGCCCTAGAGGCCCGCGTAACAGCGTGCAAGGTGCTCTCGTGTTTCACCCCAGCCTTAGTGGAGGAGACTGATGACCTGGCAACCAATTAAAACAGCACCAAGAGACGGTCAATTTTTCATCGGCGCAAATGCGGAAGAGGTAATCATCTGCAACTGGCCAAAACAGATCAGGACTGATTACGCGCCTGGTAAATGGAGACGTGGTAGAGGAGAGTGGAATGGATCTTTTATACCTACCAAATCTCCGCTAACCCATTGGCAGCCGCTGCCGTTCAAACAACTACCACTTCTGGTGTAGGACGCTAAAGATGGCCGTTTGTGAAAACTGCAATGGCGTTGCTTATGTCACTGAAACACGCAGGAATCAGTCAGGCGATGTTCGTCGTCGCTTCCGATGCAGGAGCTGCGACTTTGCATGGACCGAGCTGAATGGAATTGCACCCAAAGGTGCAGCACCAGAGGTAAGGCTGTCTGACGAGGTAATCCTTGACATCCTGACTGATACGTCCCCTCAGTATGTTCTCGCTGATAAGCATGGATGCAGTGCATCCGCTATTGGCAGAATACGCCGTGGTGAAATGCACGCGAACATCCACCCTGAGATACCAAGATTCAAAAGCAAAACCAAAACAGGCAGGAAAACCTGCAGGAAATGCACTCATTACAGGGGTATCAGGCAAGACCCGTGCGACCTGGGGCACAGGGATCCGGTTGAGGAGGGCTTGACATTTGCCTCCTATTGCTCTAACTTTACATTGATTCCAAAGGACCAATGAACGAATCCGAGCTTGAAGTTCTTTTCCGTGAGTGGTGGAAACAAAGCTTTCCAAATTCCCCTCCTGGAAAGCACGCCATCTCAACTCACATCGGATGGGCGCAGTATCTACTGCAGCATGTCAAAAGCGAATCCCAACAGGAGGAGCAGCAGTTTTGAGTGAGGCCAAGGATGTAGCCGCTTGGAAATCAATCCTTCGTCAATGGATTAAAAGGTTTCCAAGCGGAACGATCTTTCGATCAAAGGATGTATTTTCTTGGGTTGCCGATGGCGGCGTTGACTTGAATTCCGGCGATCTCAAGCCTATCAACAATGCAGGTCGTGAAACCTGGCGTCACAGGGTAAGCAGGGCTCTCAAGCAACTGCACGGAACCCGTGAACTTTCGCATCCCGGCATCTCCAGTCACGCATGGAGGATTCCATGAAAAAAGTGTTCTGGTCGCCAGAAGAAAAAGCTGCCCTTGAGTCTATTGCAGGCAATGTTTTGCCAACCATGATCTTCAGCGCCTACAACAGATGGGCAAAGAAGAATGGCTATACAGAGCGCACTAGGCAGTCTATCGCAAGTGCGATGGGCAGGCGCAAGGTTTCACGCAAGGCCGAGGGCGACTGGATAGCCGCTTCGTACATTGCAAGTACCTTGGGCACCAGCATTGACGTTCCGCAGCGATGGGCAGAGAAAGGGCTGATTGAGTCCTACAAAAATGCGGGCAGCAAGTCAAGGCGCTATTTCAGGCGTGCTGATGTCGTTGCCCTTGCCCGCAATCGTCCAAGCGTGTTCGGTGGAATTGATCGCCAGAGGCTTTTTATGCTCCTGGAGGACGAGGATCTTGCGGATTTCATCGCCCAGAACTTCCCGAAACCCCGTGGATCTGGTAAGATGGTTCAGGCCGTCGAAAGCGGTCGCATCTACGAAAGCGTCACCGCCGCCGCCAGGGATGTTTTTGCAACGTCTCAGGGCATCCATTCAGCGATGAAAGTCGGCGGAACATGCGCTGGTTATCACTGGAAACGAATTGAACCAAATGGATTATCAACTGTCAGTCAAGCTGCGTAACTGCATCACGGCTCGCGCTCACTTGTATGGCGCAGAGGCTCTGATTCTTGAAAAAGAGGCTGATGCGCTGGCCGAGAGGAGCGGTCCGGCTCCGGCGACCATTCAAGACGCGAACCCCTTTCACCTGGAGGCCCTGAGCCGCGCCCAGCTGGCCCACCAAGCCCGCCGCCGGTACTTCCGGGAGCTGGAGGCAGTCGATCTCCTGGGCGGCCATTCAAGCCCGTTTCGGGAGCTGGGTTGATGGCTGATCCTGTCAGCGTGGCAATGATCTTATTGCTGGTAGTAACCATTTTTGTGTTCCTTATTGTTTGCATACATCTACCTTAGACAGCCGGATATGGAAAATGCCATTCAGGTAGCACAAATCTCACTGCTGGCCACAATAGTTGCCGGTTTAGCCGCTGCTGTCGTCTGTGCAGTCATTTTGCTGGTCTACTACACATCAAAGATTATCAAATGAAGCACATCGCTCTCTGGAGTTCAACGCCGCAACAGGGTAAATCAACTATTGCCCACTACCTTGTTCATTGCCATGGCTATCAGGCCCTGAGTTTCGCATCTCCTTTGCTTGAGATGGTGGAAACTTTCTTGATGCACCACGGCCTCAACATTGAGGACATTGAGCACTATTGCTACGAAGCAAAAGAAACGCCCATCCCTGGCGTTGGCAAAAGCTACAGGCATCTTGCCCGCACGCTTGGCACAGAATGGGGCCGCAGTCTTGTCAAGGAAACAACTTGGCTGGATGCGTTTGAACAAAAGTTTGACCGCCATTCAAGCAAGTATCCGATCGTTGTTGACGACATGCGGTTTCGCAATGAAGCCGCATTGCTCATGAGTAAGAAGTTTTTACTTGTTCATGTTCATCGCGAAAATGATCGCAGCTCCCTGAGCGATACCCACCAGTCGGACGTAGAGCTATCTTCTTTTGCTGACTGGGATCACGTCATTGACAACAATGGCACGCTTGACGATCTGTACGAATCCGTAAAACAAATCATTAGCTGATTACATGCAAACATCCAGCAAAGCCATTCATCACGACGACAATCCAGAAAATCGCAAGCCTCACGCATTTCGCATTCAGAGCGAAGCGCTTGGTCGCACTGTTTATGTGACCGAGCTGGCGACCATCCATGTTGACGATCTGCGAACGCTGTATCACGAAATTTATTGTGATCGGCAGTCCATGTTCAAGGCTGTCAACGAGTTCACGATCGAGCTGCAAAAAGCTGCACATGCTAGCAGTCAGGATAGGGAGCACATTGAATCCAAGCTCAACCAGCTGAGCCGAAAGATCAATGTCTACAACTCGTTCTACAAGCTGATTAAGCGCGAAGTTACCTGGCGTGTTTCGCTGCACAATGTTGCTAAAGCGAAAATCGTCATTCAAGCGAAGCAGGTCGGGCTAAACGATGCCCAGATCAATGCGCTGCTTGATCCTGATAATTGCATTCATAAGCTGTTCACTATCAACAATTATCCACGCTCGACAACGAAGCGGAAGGGGATCACTGTAGCTGACCGGCTTGAGTCCATGCGCAACGAAATGTTCATGGCAGAGTTCTGCAGCATCCTCAGTAAAGAGTTTGATGCGCCAGAGCTTGCCGACATTCGCGCAGAAGCTTCTGCAAATGTCGAGAAAGCTGTTGACTGGAAACAGATCGAGTCCATGCTTAACGAACACCTGCCTGATGACAATGGAGTTCTCCAACTTTGAGAAGCGTCTGCTTCTTGTCTGCATCAAGTTTCTGTATCGTGCCGGTCCTCACTACATTTCCATGCTTTGGGATGGTGACAACCCACCAAAACAAGAGGCATGGGAAGAGTGTAAACTGCGCATGAAAAAGCTTTACAAACGAATCAAGGATAGTATTGATGACGGCTGCATCCCAGACCCTAAGACTAACCGACACCATTTCCGTAACCGGGCAAAGGTTTAGGTATGTGTTCACTATCCAGCGCAAAAAGATTTGCGTTGACTGCTGCCGAACCGAGCGCGAGAAGTTTGCGTTAGATGCAAGCTGGCTTGTGATTGGCGATCAAGTTAATCGCACGGGCCTGCCCCTTAAGTGCGACAACTGCGGCGGTAGTATCGCCAGCAGGCCCGTCTCACCGTGAGACTCACCCGTATCTTACAGGAAGTGGCGTGTAAACGCATGTTAAAAATCGACTTGCGCCCCGTATAAAATGTGCTATCATGGCATCAAGCGCGGGGAGAGGTGCGCCTCGCGTGCCACCGCTTAAGTTTCTAGCTTGAGTTTCTAACTTGAGTTTCTAGCTTGAGCTTCTGCCAAAGTTACTGCATGACTCTTGCTACGCATCTTGATGCTCAGTTGTTTCCTGAGTGTCTAAATGTTCTGATCGTCACGCTTGAAAATGCTGACGGCAATGCTTGGAACAAGCTCAGGCGCGAGCTTGAGTCTATCTACAAAACAAGCAAGCCTAACAGCTACCTGCCACTTGCCACTGCTTGCTGCATTGACTACGCAACGCAGCACTTCTGGTCTGCGTTTCCTGGACGTGATGGCTTTAAGACTCAGTGGCTGATTCACAATCGTAGTAAGTTGATTGCTGCTGCCGCTGTTGCGATTGCCAATGGCGAACGCCAAGAGTTTGATCTTGGTAACTTCTCTGATCTCTACGCTGCTTGATTCAATGAAGAACAATTCATCTACTCTGAACAGCCGCGATCTGTCTATTAACTTTGTTCGCGTGCTCGCTCCAGCTGGTTGTGACATTGGCTCCTTTCTTCGTGAGGCAATTTGCCTTGCCCTTGCGCATGGCGTCAAGGTCCAAGCTGTGTTCAATGAGAAGACATACAGAATAGATCCATTGGAAGTCGTTGATTCTGTTATTTATGCAAACGCAGTTACACCAGTAGGTTGAGATGGCTAACCTGACAATCCTTGGCGAGATCCCCAAACTTCGCCGCGAACTGTGTGAGCTTCTGGTTGCTATCAAGAAAGATACTGACTGGAAAACTCTCAGAGCAGACTTCAAGCAATCACCCGACTACTGTGAAGGTGACTCCCCCTGGCTTGACGTAACAATCGGCTGCACGTTCAACTTCATTGACGCAACGATTGACTGGGGCTACCAAACCGGGGACAACAGCTCCACGGGTGGAGCCTATGGGCACCCTAAATGGTTCACCTGTTCATTGCAGCCACGCTCAAACTGCAAGGAAGTAGCCAACGATCTAATCAATGAAATCCATAGTTGTATTGCTGAGCTGTCAATGCTACCTGCTGGTGTGCGATGATTCTGTATTACGTTCGCGTTCAGTCAAGCGACCGTTGCGACGCCTATGTTATTCGCGGAGCCGACGGTCTTCCTGCTTGGACGTGGAACAAGCCTGTTCCACTGTCGCTTGGCGAAGCTGAGATTTTGCGTCGCGATGCTGCTCGCATAACTGGCGGCACACTCAAACTTGAAGAGTCTCGCAATGACTAACTACACCGTCATGCCTACTAACTCGCCAATCTTCGACTCAGCTGGCATGGAACAGATTGAGTCAGGCGAGATTGTGATGGGCGCTCGGCTTAAGTTGCTTGGCTGGAGTCGGACCGAAAGGTTTACTAGCTATACGCTTTACCGCAACCGTCGCAATCAAGTTATCGGGGCAACCATCTTTCGTCCGCAGGATGGACCCTGTGAGCACACGCACTACGCATTGAAACTTCCGAGCAATGGCTAACCGTCACCTTGGCTACCTGCAACAACAGGTGTATGACTTCCTTGCTAAAACTGGCAAGCGTCACTACATCAGCCACGATCACCAAACTGTCAAGATTGCGAAGTCTCTTGAGCGTCGCGGTCTAGTCAAGCTGACAG